TTGTATGCAACGCGGAGGTTGATTGTCTGGTGTGTAGTGAACGCCCGATCCGCCGTTTGATGTTGATCGGAACCAGTCATGGAAGAAGAAGTTGATTGATGTGCTTGCTGGACCAACATCAGTATTATGCCCCATGCCAGAAGAACCGTTGGTAGAATTCCCAATGAATTGAACTTGACCATCCGCAGTGATCCAATTCATGCTGTTGTAGGCATCTGTACAATGCTTGCCCACGCCCAGCGCATAGTGTCTGCTCACTGTGGGATCTGTACTCTCGCCCACAATACCTTTGTTGGAGAACATGATGGCCTTGCGTGGGTCTTGCCCCCAGACACCATAGTTGTCAAGGCTGACGCCGGTGCTTACTGTGATTGAATTTGGTCGATTATTCTGAATGCTGATCGGTTGCCAGTATGTGGTGCTCAGTGGCAAGTATGTGTTGGTTCCATCGCAGGTATGATCAGCAATACACACATATACTTCTGTTTCTGATCTGCGATACGCTGTAAATGTAGCGTTGGTAATTGTGCTGGTATATTTCACAGTGTCATACAGTTTGTATGTAGTTCCTGTGGTGTTTACGTGTGTGCCGCGCCAGTTGAAACTTTGACTCCACACACCCCAAAAGGTTGTATTAGTAGGCAAAGTTGCCGCTGGCACGTTTTGTGACGCACGGAACCATGTTCCATTGTAAAACACAATGTCATCGGCAGTATAAGTCAAACCGCTGTTCCAGGTTCCCTTAACGTCAAATCTAGTTTTTCCAAGTGCTGTGGTACTGGTAGCCATTTAATATTCCTTACAAGTTGATGATCATATGTCCGCTGCTATTTACCGTGATGCTAGCGTCGTAGTTGCTAACAAACACAGTGTCGCCGCCGGCTTGGTTCACTGTCAGGACGTCTGTTCCTGTGTTACCGCTTGCTGATGAATATACCATTTCACCTGTAGTAGTTGACCAATTCACTGCATGTCCCTGTGGACGAGCAATGGCATCAACATAGGTTTTGTTGGTCAAATGCACACCTGTTGTTGGAGCCAATGCAGTTTTTGGACGACTTGTAAATGATACTTCATTAGTGCCGTCGGCAGCAAGAATCAAGTCTTTTGAACGCAGACTTGTTATTGTTTGTCCGGTCAAGAACATGTCGCCCAGCTCAATACTGGTTGCAACCAGTGCTGATCCGCCACCGCCCACAAGGTTGGTAACAAAGCTCTTGATAGCACGTTGAGTTGGCAAAATACTGTCAGAGTTGGCAACAAAAGTTGGATCTGTGGAGAACTCATTGATCACAGCACCTGTTCCGCCCAATGCAACTGAACCCAATTGCAATGATGTCAAACCGCTCAAGTTAAATGCGTCAGCATTCAATGTGGCAATACCAGTGGCCTGTTCTACTCGGAATAGTTCACCAACACGGAAGTTACCATCCTGGTCGGTTGATGTATAGAATACTCGGCCGCCACCATATTCAACCACTTCGTTGGCCTGTATTAGTTCAAGCTCAGTTTCGCCTGGGTAGTTGGATTGTGCCAAATTACCAAAGCCAATATTCAAGAAGTCATGGCCGGTCAATCGAACGTTGGAGTATCTTTCATATATGTCGATCACTGCCGCATGAGCCGGAGGTGTAGTTGATGCAATATACGGACTAACTTGCAGTCTTGCATTGTAAACTGATCCATCCAGCGTCAGATTGGTTACTGCAACAATACGATAGTATGTTGGGTCTCCGGTAATTACCAAATTTGAACCTGCTTTGGGTGCTGCCACTAAATTGCTTACATTTAGATAGCCGCCCACTTGTTCAATATTAGCAAAACCGTCACCAGATACAACTGCACTAGCAGAAGTATAACCTGAACCCCTTGACAAGAATGTTGGAGGAGCAATAGCGCCAGATGTGGTCAGTGTTGTTGTAAATGTAGCTGCCACAGTGGCATTGGGATCTGTGATTGTCAATGCTGGAGAAGATGCGTACCCTGCACCGCAATTGATAATTCTAATTCCAGTAATTGAACCTGCTTCTACAACCACACGCAATACTGCAGGTGTTGAAGGTGTGCCACCAGATACCTGAACACGAGGTTCAATGGTGTATCGTGTGGTTGAGTCTAGTGTGGCTGCAATGCTGGCACCTTGTATAGAAGTAAATCCAGGATTGCCTAGGTCGTCTACAATATCAGCTTCTTTGGTTCCGCCATTGTATGAACTTATGACGCCAGTTTGACCTGCACCAGTACCATCAATCAACACAATTCTCATGCCATTGTAACCGCTGGTTACCATGGAGTCGCTGGTTGCTAATCTGATCGTTGTGCTGGTTCCACTCTGTGCGTTGTTGGTCACTGACTGATAACCTGAGCCGCCTGCTGTGACTTTAACGTGTGCTACTGCATTGTTTGCAAAATTCATTGTGGCACTGGCACCTGCGCCGTTACCGCTAAAGCCAATAGATGCTGATGTGTAATTTTGACCAGTGTATGAATACTCCACACGAAGAATCTGTCCGCCACCGACCAATACGTTGTCAACTTGAGCTTCGTTTGAATAGTTGTTTACTGTGGCATGTTGAGCTGTTTCAGTTGGATCAACACCTTCAGACACAGAACCATATGTTCCATAAGAGTTGTTACCGTTGGTAGCACGAATTGTACCGCCTAGTTCAGTTAGATAACCCATGTAAGCATAATAGGTAAACACAGAAACCAATTCCATGCGTCCTAGATTCAGTGCCCATGCGCCAATGCCGTCTGATATAACTTGTGTAAAATCGTTGGCCACAATTGACTTGTTGCCGCCACCATGCAAGCTGCCATCAACTTTGACACCAGTACATCCGTAACCAAATGTAGACACGTTTTGTACATACGGACTCTTGTTGCGAATCCAAACGGACGCATCTTCGGTTCCGGTGCCCGGATCTAGAGACACAAATGCTCCACCTGTGGTTCTGCGTGTGCCCGATGCTCCTGGTGCGCTTAACCCGCCGTTGAGTCCACGCAAAGTCATGTTACGCAGGCCTGTTCCATTTCTCATATAGAACATGTTTGCAGTAGCATACCCTGCGGTTGGTTCAATGATAGTTCCACGCAGTTCGTCGCCTACTAAAGCAGTGTTTTCAGGAATGCTGATTGGAAGAATTTCAGCAAAAGTACCAGTCTTGATGAAGATTGTGTTAGTAGAACCAGTGGTTCTAACTGGTACACTGGATGTAGATCCTGCTGTGAGTGCTGTTGTGATAATTGAAAACAAATTTGTAATAGTAGAAGAAGTATTTGCTTCTGCTGTATATGACAAATTGATAGTCTGACTGATCGCTGGTGTATAACTGGTCAGTGTTTGATAATTGTTTGCTGGCGCAGTATTACCCACTGCATTCAACATCAAATCTCTCAGTTTACCCAGTGCGGCAATGATATAAGGCATTGCGGCCGCTGTGGCTGCATTGTAAAATGTTGATGAGTTTTCAAAGTAGGCCAGTGTTGCCGATACAGTTTGAGCATTTGATCCGTGTGTCAAATCGTACTGCACTGCTTCCACAATGTACTGTGCATCACGCAGTGTTGATGCTTGGTCAAACACAGAGCTTGGAGAGAATGGTGCTGCCGAGATGCTCTTCTGATATATCATCCACTGATACATTTCTCTGACCATCCAGCTTTGATTTAGATCAATCAGTGTGCTGGCGTTAGAGAAGCTGGTACCAAGTGCCACACGTTCGCATGCGTACTTGACTGTTCTCCATGGCTTGTCCACCGACTGACCATATGTTGGATCATCTGTACCTGTTGTGGAAACATAGTAAACATTAGGAACAATGCCATAATATTCCCAGCTAGCGTCTGTGCCATCACTGCGCAACATTGTACCGTTGGCACCAATGCCCAATCGAACGTTGGCCGCTGCGCCGCGTGTGAGCAAATCACCACGTGTGGTCAATACATAATTGGAGTCTCCTTCGGCAAGCACGTTCCAGTACACATTGGTAATATCAACGTCTGGACGATTAGTGCCTGCATTGGCAGTGTGTTCCTGAATAGCAATATATGTGCTGGAACCATAACTTACCACATCATTTACTCGATAGAGGGTGGCAGTGACCCAGGTTGAACGGAAATTAAATCCTTCAACCAATAATTTCCAATTGCCTGTATCCAAACAACTAATGCCAGTGGAGTCTAGAATTGCTTCATATGTGTTTCCGCCGTAGCGTACCACATCACCTGTTTTGTATGCAGTAGCACCGGAGTATTCGCCTCTGTTGTTGTAACCTGTTGTTACAACATCCCAGTATGCGCTAGTTGGTGCTGGAGTTTGATTAGAGTGATCCTGTGTGGACACATAAACATATCCGCCATAGGTAACAATATCACCTGTCTGGTATGTAGTTACAGAGCTCCAACTGTTTTCAAATTCTAAACCGCTGACAAACAGCGTGAAGTATGCTTGGTTAAGCACAGCAGATGAAGTTGTATGTGCGCTTGTACACACATATACGTTGGCTCCCCAACGAACCAGATCATTTACTTTGTAAACGGTAGGCGCATGCGAGTAAGTACCTTTCCAGTCAAATCCTCGTGTGTATACTGTCCATTTTGCCTGATCTGATTCAAGCAGTGACTGGGACACATGATTGGTATTACAAATGTAAATTATTCCACCATAGGTCACGATGTCGTTTTCGTTGTAGTCTTCTGTTGCAGTCCAGGCACCGCGAAAATCAGTGCCATCTACCATGAGCTCCCAGCGACCAAGGCCTTCGTCGTCATAGAATCCCTGACCTAAATCAGAGTCTGAAGTGTGTCCTGCTGTGCAAACGTATACTCGTCCGCCATATTTGACTACATCGTCCTTGACGTAAGGGTGACTATTTGTCCAGTCACCGCGCCAAACGAACTTCAATCTACCTAGCTTAAATTCTGCCATATGCTTGTCCTCGCCTTGAGTTATTTATCAGACATCTTCTGGATAAGAACGGTTACCGTATTTTAACACCAGTTCGCCGTCTTCGTTTAGATAGTACGCCAACATTCTTTCATCCCAACGATATTGTTCGTAGTTGATATTGGCGTATGTAAGCTCGTGGTCCAGACCACGCCCTTCAAAAAAATCTATTCCTGCTTCAAAACCTTCCCAGTTATCGGTTGCTTCACCTGGGTTGTTTATAGTCAAAGTATCAGATCCACTGCGACTGTCAAATCTAGCTAGATACAGTGTTCCAGTTTCGTCACGCCTGAGCCCATAGAAAAAGCGATTGAGTCTTATGGCTTCACTATCTGGGCTTTGTCCAATATATTTGCTCATTATGGTGTAATCTCACTATAACTAACCAGCACGTCGGCGCTGTCATCTGTATCTGCTACCACGATCAAACTCTGCTGATAGTACATGTTAAACTTCTGATCTCCGCCGCATGCTACCAACGAGCATCCGGGCAAAATTTCAATGTCCTTGAACAGCCAAACGGCCACACTTGAATCATCATCTAGTACTTTTGCACTCACATGTATTGCATCTTCTGTAACATTGGCAATGTTGAAACCTAGTATTACTGCATATTTAGTCACAGTTGTGGACAGCAAAACCGTTTCGGTTGTACCGCAGCCTGGACTAATCACGTTTCTAAGGTCTGTACTTGCCATGTCGTTTTATCCGTAAATCATTGCCGCGCTCAGTATCTCCAACGGATCAGCTGATCCACCGCCGCCACCGCCAGATGAAGAAAGCACTATAGTATTCTGTGCTGGAATAGTGTTAATACTCATTCCAGATCCTGCTACAATTTTGAAACTTGATCCGGCTGTGTCTGCTACAACTGGATCTTTTCCGGGTACTTCGATGTAGCCAAAAAATGGGTTTACGTTGATTGCGCCAGAAACCACATCATAATAAATTCCATCGCCGGATTGCAATGCTGATCGGGCTCTTGCGTCTGTGTAAAATAAATTTGTTGTTCCTTCAACTATCTCGTCTGAGCTAGGAAAAATCATGGACAAGTTTACACGATTGTTTGCATCATCGTACACTGCTGTGATATGATCGTGAACACCAGTTGTCAAGAGCGAAGCAGCGGCATCTTGTACTTGATCTATTGAAATTCCAGTATAGCTCAATATTCCAGTTAGTGCATCATACGATAAATCACCTGTTACAACCAGTGCTGTCCTGGCGGTGGTAACAATGGCCGCAGAGCTCAGACCTAAAATACCTGTAGCTGAATCGTAAGAAAGTAGACCGCCTGTTACTCCTAAGGCAGTCCTGGCGCGACCTTCGGTGAAGTAGCGATGTAACGCACCTTCTTCGATGTCGTCTGTGGTTAATGCGTCTATTTGATCCAGGACATATTGCTGATCAGCAATATCAACATCCAGCATCCGACGCGGAACACGTGTCAAGCTCATGATAAGTTATTTATCAATAGCAGAGCATTGGAGTTTGGGTCATTTTGAACTAGGTTTTTCAGGCCAAACCACCTTATCTATGCTTGTGTTATCGGTGATGTCGCGCAGGGCTTGACGATAGTTGTCCCATTCAGCAGCCCATTCTGCTGAGCGACTTGCTCGTACCGACGGTAATTCTGTCCAATCAGACTCGGATAAAAATTGATCTCGTTCCCTGCGAAGTTGTATCCAGGCTTGCTCAGCAGATTCACTGAGCTCTTCAGCGGTAAAATCCACAACTGTAAATGTTTCAAGGACCTGTGTTTCTTCAACTACGTACTGTGTTACCAGATATTGTGTGGATCTGTTGTGTGACGGAATACTATTTGTCACTACTGGATACCACCCAAGCTCTAGCAATGTTTCTGCTGGAAAAAGATCTAGACGTGAAACATTTTCCCAGTTTTCTGGCAACGCCCTAGGACCTTCTACTATTGTTTTGTTTTTTACAAGTGCATATATCATGTTAGTTGTACTTATTGACATAATCTGTTGACTCCGCAGTCACTGTGGTTGAAATTGCTGTTGCTGTTGCACCTGTGTCGGTCATTGTTGCAAAATGAGTGCTGGTTGTTCCGGCGTAGGAGAATGATGTTATTGTGGTAGGTGTTACATTTACTGTTTTTATAGCTCGTCGATTGGCAGCAAAAGTTCCAACAACTCCACCATCAGTTAATAATTTTCCGTCTCTATCAAATTTAAGTTGCAGTGTTTGCCACTGTGCATTGTTGTCTACAGTTAGTCCTGAAAAGGTAACATCACAGACTGCGTTAACATACAGCAGATTTCGGTTGATTCCAATTGCATAACCGTCGCTAATGCCAATGGTGGCACCAGTATCTTGACGTATAATATCTATAGCCTTGAGCCAGCGCCAATCAGAGTCCCCCCACGAAATTTTTCCAACAATGCATCTTGAATCTACTGCGGTGTAACCTGTGATTGTTCTTGTACCATAAACAATATAAATGTTGCTGTCATTGTCAACCACAATAGACTCTGGACCTAGATTCAAATTTGTAGTAGTTGTTGTAGTAACCATACCAGCATAGGTAGGACGATTAACATGAATATAATTCATGCTTGATCCATCCTGTGGTACTCTGACGATGATAGTTTGTGATGTGGTAGCACGATTGGCAGCAATAAACACAGTGCCGTTTTGATCCACCGACATAGCAGGTCCGCTGACATTGGTATTGAACGTTCCTAGTCCAGCTGTGACTTTGCCCCAAACTTTGGAAAAATCTGTCTTGGAAAATTTAGTTACTGAAATTTGATTTCCAATGTAGGTTCCTACGTACAAATAACTTCCAAACTGCTCCAGTGCTAAAATTGGGTTTTGATTTCCGTAATTGGTAGCGGCACCATTGCCTGATGTTTTACTCATGAGCAAAGCGCCAGTATTACCGTCTATTTTGTGCAGACCCATGTAGCTGGTACTTGTGGTTCCTGACTGCACATCTGACACAAAATAAATTGAATTGTCTGAGGAATCGTATACTGCAAAGGGTGCTTGTCTGCCGCCGGTTGATCCTCTAAGCAACGCACCATATCTGAATTGCCAAATACGAGTGTGAGTTGACATGTTGAATTTTGCTATGATTGGATAGCTGTAGCCTTGTGCATTTTGCAGATTGCTTATGGCCATTATATAGTAGTACGTGTTGGTGCTGTCTGGAAACACACTGACCACCGACCAAGGTTTTTCAATAGCACCCTGACCTAGTGTGTTGTACCTAGACCAAGATAAACTGCCAGTAGAATCTAGCTTTACCCAACGAGACATGTATCCAGAAGTTGCTATCGCATCTCCAATGGACAAATATTGGCTGTCTGCAGAATCAAATCTAGGACGAAATCTAATGATCCTGCCATCAGCAGTTGTGGACAAATTGGCAGTCACACGCTCATAGCTCAGAGCTTTGTATACCGGCGCAATGTAATTTGATTGTTCAGCAATCAGTGCTAGTACGGAAGGCTTTGTCATCTGCTGTCCTGTTGTATCATTGCGCCGCGCCAGATTGTGCCGCCATCTCTAGAAATAAACACCAGCAGGTCAACTCCGCTCACAGTAAACGTAGGAGGAGATCCTCCAGGCCACTTCACTGTGGCAGGCCATATGATTCCAAATGCGCCAGGATTTGTCAATTCGATCATGATCACATTGACTGGCGTAGTAGTGTCTACTGTAAAGAAGAATGTGGTTGCACCTGCGATTGTTGCACTAAAGTGGGCTGCCGAACTGGCATCCAAGATGACATTACCTGTCACACTGCCTTTTGCTGAAGTTGGAAATGGTTGATTACCTGGTTTCCAATTTGTGCCGTTCCAATACAGTACGTTGTTGGCAGTGGGCGCAGTTGTTACAGTATCAACGTCGTTCAGTTTGTTGATACTGTCGCTTGACGTTACCACAGCGGAGTCAACGGCTATGGCGCCAGTTGTGCTGTTATAGCTAATGCCTGTACTGCCACTAAACAATCCTCGCACAGTGGCGTTATCAAGTGAAAATACACCAGTAAGACTACTGTAAGACACACCTGCTGTGCCACTGACCAATGCTCGACCAGATGTGGTAAAATCAGATACCTGGCTAGCAGTGATTGAAATATTTGCTTCTGACGCCGCGGTTAATCTTCCTTTAGAATCCACTGTGAAAGAAACTGTTTTTGCTGTGGTGGTTCCGTATGCCGCGGCTGTTACTGTGGTGTTTGCAAGAGTTGTTGCTATTGAAACAATACCAGAAGAACTGGTTGCAGTACCGGTTGTATCTCCTGTCAGCGTTACTGTTTTAGCATAGTCCTGGTTGTCACCAACTGTGGCACGACCATATACATCCACTGTAATGTTGTTGTATGTGCCTGCTACCACGCCCGACGTGTTCATGTCGATAGTTGATTGGCCAGACACCGCATTGAAAGATTGTGTCAATCTAGCAGAAACGCCGCCTGCTGGTAATATGCTTATTACTCCGCTGTTGCTGATTGTTTGGACGCCGCTAAGAAACGACGAGACCGAGATACCTGCACCAGAACTAACATAAAGCAAGCCAGTGTTGCTGATTGTGGCAGCTCCGGAGGCTTTGATCACTTGCATGCCTGTACCGGCTATAACGTCTAATATGCCTGAGTTTGAAATAGTTTGTGTACCTGATGATACCGATCCTACTGTTATACCTGTACCGGCTGTTACTGAAGTCAATGCTGAACTGCTTACAGTGACGTTTCCGCTTAGGTCTGTGGACACACTGACTGAACCAGTTCCAACAACTGTTCTAATTCCAGTGTTGGTAATTGTCAGTGTGCTGGTACCAGGTGTTGCTCCGTTGACGATTGCCAGGCTAATTGCTGATCCTGCAATGAACGTAAACGAGTCCGTGTTTGATTTTGCAGTGGCGCTGGTTGCACCCACTGTGAGCGATTTGAAAATAAATTGACTGCTGCCGCGATCACTATTAGTATATGCACCAGTGGCCGTGTCATAGGTTAAACCAGTTCCGGCAGAAAGTGATGCTCTGGCTCGTGCTTCAGTAAAGAATCTTGCTGTTGATATTTCTTCTAGGTCGGTTGTTTTAAGAATTTTGCCTGATATGTTGCCGGTTCCTGTTGTATAACCAAGATAGCCGCTGTTGTTAAACAAGGCAGTGCCACCACCAATTCGTAACTGGCCGCCAATCCAAAGATCATTCCAGCGGAAACTTGTATTACCCAAGTCGTGAATATTATTTGTGACAGGTAAAATATCTGTGTTAACTGATGTGATTCTATCATTAAATCTTGCTAGAGTAAAATACTTGTTTGTAAGACCCTCAGGCAGTCCATCAGTATTGGTCAACACTGTACCACCGGTACTGCCACCCGAAACAAATCCATTGCTTATGTAGGCTGTAAATCCCGTGGTATCAAGCGGTATTGTTAATGTAGGATCAGTAAACAGTCTAACCTGGGTGCTGTTAATGACATCTAAAAAGTATGTATTGCCATTGAGCTCAACCATGCCGATCACATCGGTGATGGTCACTTCGTCGCCGTCTACAAATCCATGCGGGGTAATTGTTGTTAGTATTCCTGGATTGGCCTGTGATACGTTGGTAATTACTTCACTGTGGCTTCCTGTACCAATCACAACTCTTATTTCATACTGCCCCGACGAAGGATTCCTATAGACATCGCAACCAATGTGATTTCCATGTACCCATACGGATTCAATTCCATCTTGTGCTCGTTGATTTGTAAACCATTTGTTAACAGGAGATGCGTCTTCGGCTAGTTCATCTGTTGTGTGATTTGATATGTCTGATACTTGACCCGTGACATCGCCAGTAACATCTCCTACAAATGTATCAGCATACATGTTGTTTGTTGCTGTAATGTCTATAAATGTTGGGCTTGCGTTTGTGTCTATACGTTGGTTAGCAAGATCCAGATAGGAAGGAAGATTTATTCCAATAATACCTGTTAGTGAATCATATGTGATCAGCCCGGCGCCGCTCAATGCTGTACGCACACGAGGTATGGTAAAATAAAGATTGTCACCTTCTGGCAAGGCTGTTGTGTCAGTTGGTATCTGTCCCAGGATGCTGGTCTCAACCCATTGTTTGTTGGCCAACTGTCTTCCTAAAACAGGATTATCTATGCGAACATCTCTATCACCAAAATCAATACTAAGCCCAAATGCATCTTCATTTAATGAACCTGGAGTAACTTCTGTGATAGAAATCTTTCCAAAGTCAAGACCATAAAAGTCGGCACCAACGGTAGGAGGCGTTCCTACAAAAGTAATCTGGCCGCCTGTGTTGATTGTATAATCAATGAGCGGTCGTCTAAAGGTGCCATCGACGTAGATCAGCGTGTAGTATTCATTGTATGGGTTAGCAGCGACCCCGCCGTGTCGTAACTGAAAAGGTCCGACCGTTCCGTCAAATATCAAATCATCAAATGGTTCTGCAGGATTGACCACATCGCCCGGAGAAGCTGACCCACTACCAGATCCTCCACCAAGGTGCATGTGCACCACTGTGATTATGGAATCGTCTGGGGGTGCTTCTGTGAACTCAAGATTTAGATTGCCGTCAAGATTGTATGCCGACACTGCCGGCTGAGTTACGCCGTCAATCACAACCAAAATGCTACGAGGATTTACCGGACGGGGTTGACTCAGCGTGAAAGTTATCGTGGTGCCGTCACCTACGAATGTATCTACTGTGAAAGGAGCAAATCCAACAAAGGGATTGTTGCCAATGTACGCCATTTAGAGCCCGCCTATACTTTTATCCAGATATTTATCTGGGTGTGAGACCAGCGGCCTCAAGAGATCAACAATATCGATGCAAAAGCATTGCAATAGATATTTGATGAGAACGCTCGCAACTCGTCGTTGGGTTCTAAATTTATTGGTTTTTCTAGTACCAGCGTGGAATTTGGTGCAATCGGAACTTTGTGTAAAATTTCTCTGCTGGTTCCAGCACTGGAATCATAGACTTTTAGTGTGACAACTGTGCCGGTTAAATCACTAGTGTTTGATACATAAAGCCCGTGCACAATGGCACTACGTAATCCTGCGGCATCGGCAGTAAAAACTGTGGCTTCTGTTGTGGTCAGCGCGGCATTTGCGTTTACAAATTGACTAGGCATTTATCAACCTCCTAATGCGATTGCATAAGCAATGGCATCGCCTTCGCTGACATAGACTTCGCCAGACACAATCGTACTAGGACTAACCCAGGCTGTACCGTTCCAAAATTCCACCTGATTTGTTGTGGTATTCCATCGTTGCGCACCTTGCTCGGGTGCGGACGGACGTTGGCTTTGTGTACCAACCGGCATGACTAAACTGCCCGTTTGGTCTATCTTGATAGTCTTGCTTTCGCTAGATATCTTATTCTGTTGATGGTCTAGATTGATTGCCATTGTTGTCTCCTGAACTACCAGTATTTACCGGTTCATCAGCTTCAGAGACCCAATGGTTTAATGGACAAGACATGTTTTTGAGTTTGGTTTTGAAAGGCATGTAACAGCCACATTCTTTACACATGCTTGTGATTGAAATGTAGCGATCACAAGACTTGCAAATCTGTGTGCGACGAATGGCTTCTATTTCTGAAGCCAGTTTCACATTCCAAAATTTAGCAAATCTTTCCTGTTTGTCCATGACACTATTATAGCATCCTGCGCAACTCATTACAAGCCTATTTTTGCACCATTTGTTGGAACTAGATTGTTTGTAGTAAATGGGTTAGCTGAGTTGTATGGCCAGTTTAACACTCGTTGCAATCCACCTTGAAGATGTCGCTGATTGGTATAACCTGCTGTGCCTTCAGTCATGGTTTCTTTGTCTGACAATTCCAGTAACCAATCTTTAATTTGCTGATGACTGTAGTTTGGTCTCATGCCTGCCATAAGACATGCCACACCGGCTGTGATTGGCGTTGCCATTGACGTACCGCTCAACTTGTTTAGGTAGTAGCTGGCATTACGAGAATCTGTAACAGCATTGGTATAGTAAGACGAGTTGGAATAAGCACCCATCGTCATTGCGCCAGCGGCATAGATGCTGACTCCAGGTCCTGTTTCTGAGAATGTTGTTTTTTGTTCGGTACTTGTTTGATCTAAAGCGCCAACACATATCATGCTACTGCCACCACTAATTGGACCTGTAGGACTTGATCCTCTGTGATAGTAATCTCCATTGACTGTGTTATCCCAATCCAATCCACCCGGGGAATCAATCTTGTGATAGTAATTGCCTGCGGCGCCTAACATGATTACACCTGCATCAATGCAATCTGAAACGTCTGCATCCAATGCAGTTATACGAACGCCATATAAACTATTAACTTGGCCGTATGTTGAATCTCTTCCGGTATGTGTATAAGTTGTTCCACGATAAACAGTGGTACATGAACTTGGATAGCTGCCGCGCCAGCCCCAGCTGTTTGTACACACTGTTGGTCGCTTGTTTCCGGCTGCTACTTTTGCCAAATGGAATGCCTTGACAATGTCAAAACAGATTGTGTCTGATATTGCACCAAGGCCGCTGCCGCCAAAGATTCTAATGCTATAAAGTGCCGCACCTTTAGCCATGCCATTGTGACTACCGGCTGCTAAACTGGCGCAATTGGATCCGTGTCCGTCGCTGTCGCCGATGTATCCACCAATTGATCCGCCGGTAGGAGTACCAGGTACACCTAGACTGGCCCAGTTGAAATCAACAAGTCTAGTAGGACCTGTGCCATCATATGTTGTGCTCCATTCAGGATGTCCTCCAATGATGCCAGAATCAATCAAGATCAAATCAACGCCCGAGCCATCCTGGTTGTAGGTATAATCAGCAGTAACTTGATCACCAACATACCCTGCATTTAATTGAGAATGTCTGTACAATCCCCAGTTACGCATGGTATTGTTGATTGTTATAGAATCTCTATGAAAGTTCTGAGCTGGTTGTATTTTGTGCAAGACTTTTTCGTAGCCTAGTTCTTGCGGAGGTCTTGCAACATCCAACACACGAGGATCATTGCGTAGAGCAAATGCTTCAGTATCAGTTAGTGCATAGTGTGTGTTGCGATCACTGAATGGTCTTTCATCAATGACAGTAACAGATCGTGCTGGAATAGTATCAACAGCCGCGGAGGCATCTGTCATCTGTGTTATAAAATCAGTTGCATCATTCTTGTCACGCAATGTGACTATGTATTCGCGTTCAGTTGACATACTTTATCACCAAGCACCAGTTGATGTCCAGGCACTCTTCACCCAGATGTTGGAAGTTCCGTCATAATCTGCTGTGCAATAGAATATAGAAGTGCCATTCATTGCAACATCGCCGGCTTTGTTGCCAGCTGCACCAACTGATGTAGTGGGCACAACTCCTACCACACGGAACACAGTTGATCCAAATGTCACTGATCCTGCAACCGTGATGCCATTGCCTGTTATGACCAATGAGTCCGCCATTGCGCCTGCATTTCGAACGCTGAAATTCAGTGTGGTATCTTCAGAAGCTGATGTGATGTCGGTTACTTTACTGAAGACAGATGCCGCAAGAAAATTTGCACTTGCAGTAACCGATTGTCTGAAACTGATGCTGACTCCAACATTGCCGTTGGCAGGAGCTGATCGATAAGCTGTTAGATCAACTGATGCAGGTACGGTAGAGCCGAATGAAGACATATTGCTTATTGCACGCAAAATTCGATCTTGAAGACCTGTTTCAATCTCAAATGTTTTTGCTGTTGGTGTTGGTCCATAAGCCTCGCCAACGCGGAATGTTCCATCAACGATGGCAGAGCCACCTGGGCTGCCTGGGCTCAGTGTCACGTCTGACAGAGAAATAAGATTCAGTATGCCGCCTGCACCTACATCAAGTGCACCCAAAGCCTGTATAGCATTTGTTCCAGCGCCTTGCATGTTGATAACAGCATCTTCGGCTATTTCCAAACTGCCGTCCAATTTGAATGTGAAGGTCTTTGGAGTAACTCCGCTGGCATTGGTGATGATTTCAAGATCAGTATCGGATGTAAAATTAGGCGTGCCTGTGCCGCCGGACACAAAATTGTCAGCTGCCACTGTTCCTGTCACAGTCAATGTTGTTGTTGCACTGTCCCATTCAATGCCAGCCACATCATCAACAGCAGTACCTGTAGCTGAATAATAGGCCAACTTCTTTGCAACACCAGAATTCACTGTGCCTGAGCCAGCGCCGCCTGCTGCCTCAATGGTAACTGTGTTGGCATCGGTTCTGGTCAGTGTAATATTTGTACCAGCGGCTAGTTTGACATCATCAGTTGAAGAATCAGACCCAGTTAATCTAAGATTAACTCCACCAGTTGCTGTTTCTGCACTGATACCATATGTTGCTCCGCTACCAGTTGAAGCAATGGTAATTGTATTGGCATCTGTTCTGGTTAAAGAAACATTGGAGCCAGCAGCCAACTTGACATCGTCTGTAGTTGAATTAGATCCAGTTAATCTAAGATTAACGCCACCTGTTGTTGTTTCTGCACTGATACTGTAGGTTGCACCAGGGGTCAATTCATGCCCACCCACAGTGGTACCATCATGCACAATAAGAGTGTGCTTGGTAGTATCTACTGTGACCTCTCTTGCAAGACCCGTGAAAGAGGCATTTTGTAGTGTGGTGCCACCTCGTAATTGAAGTTGTGTGGGCATGTTTTATTTCTCCAAGTTGTTCATATTATGCTACAGAAACACAACGCCATTTGCTGGTTGCCACGTTCCAAATAAATCCTACATCGCTACGGGTAGTTGTCATACCAGTTGGCAATGTAACAGCTGAGCTTTCAAACGATGTTCCCCATGCAATAGTTGGAGTTCCAGCTGAAGCAGTGAAAGAGATCCATAGTTTCTGTCCATTTACAGGAGTTCCAGTGAGGCCGGATGTCATTGACGTTATGTTTGCTGCCTGACCTGTTATCACGACTGTATCAACACTGTCAGTGTTGATGGCAGGTGTTGCGCTGTCAGAGGCAAGTGCTAACACACGTGATTGTATCCACTTGTTAGTCAGTGTTTGAGTATCTGACGTTCCGACAATGTTGCCTGTTGGAGATGTCTTAGATGTGCCCCATGCTGAGCCGGTTGACACAGCAATACCAGCACCTGGATAAACAGTAGGACCGTCTGCACCTCGTGCTCCAGTAGCAGTAATTGTCCAGCTGGCAAATGTACCAGTACCACCAATCAATGTTACATTGATTGTGAGAGATGTGGTTGTATAGGCTGTAATGTTGCCTTCCATATAATTGGTTGCGGTTGCACCAAAAGCACGAACGTACTGCCCTACTGCAAAAGCGTTGGTGCCTTGTGCTTGGTTAACTGTGAATGTTTTTGTTCCTGTGGCAATCGCAAGAGAAGTAGTTGATGTTAGTCCAAAATAACCGCGGCCTGTTCCTGTTGCACCAGTTGCACCTATTTGACCTGCAATGGATATTTTCCAAGAAGTCAATGTACCTGTTCCATTGGTATCATCTACAGATATTGTCATTGTAGTGGCTGCGAATGCAGTGATTGTTCCTTCCATAAATGTGGAAGGTGTCACTGTTGATACCACACGCACTCTGCTGCCAATAACAAATGCTGAGTTGGCAGCAGAAAGATTGGTTGTAAATGTTTTTGTTCCTGTGCCGACGGCTACAGAAGATGTTGATGAAAGTACATACCCAATACCAGCAGCACCAGCTATTGTGGCCCAGGACAGGTTTCCAGCGCCATCGGTGATCAATGCTTGTCCGGCTGAGCCGCCAGTTATTCTGACCTTGCTTGGTGCACCCAATACTACTTTTCCTGCAGGAGCAATGGTTAAATCTGTACCTGAAAAGTTTGCTATAGTGTTGACATTTAACTGTCCAGCTTTTGTTATCTTAACACGATCGGCTAGGCTTGTACCGTTATGTGTGGCAAAAATCCATTCGGTTGGCATGCTTGTAGAGCTAGGTGTACCATCGACAACCGCTTTAAGTGTTGCTCCTATAACCGGTGTTGTACCGCCCCAGCCGGTGGCGGCAATATTTGCCAGCTCGTCATTGTCCAGTGGCACTGTCTTGGCTGCTGATGTACCTCTTCCTCTTACAAAATTGAAAGAGTCAGTTGGGGCGCCTGCATGGAATTGCTGGAAACTCATACCAGAATATCCAAAACCGCCAGTGTATGCGCTTTTAGTAATAAGAAGTCCGGGGAATGTAACTATATCATTTGTAGCATCGTAAAACACTGGAGCCGCCATGGGCGACAGATCAGTGCCAGTTACCGCATAATATGGAATTCTTCCTGCATTCCCAGAACCAATTGTATTTGCCATGTTATTACTCCTAATTTAGATGGTGTCTTTTCAAAGACATCTCGTTGAACTATTTACCATTTCAAACAACAAACCCTAGATCAACATTGGTAAGAGCGCCGCTTTCACCAAGATCCAGATTTGTCATTTCAATCTGAGCACCAAAGGCATCCACTGACCCAGTGCTGGTTATGCTTCCTAAGTTTCCAGATGATAATACTGCAATAGGATCAAGTGTTTGTGCGGCGCCAACTGGTACCCATTCAACCCCGGTATCATAATAAATCTTGTTTTCTGTAGTATCAATCCAAATCCTTCCAGCATTTCCTGCTGGCGGTCTCGTTGATAAAATTCCAGCTGAAATTGATTCCACGCCAGTGCCACGCAGTAACGTGAACCAATCAGTGTTGCCTTTTCTTACTTCAAGTTCGCCCACAGTGGTGTTGAAACGTATGGTTCCTGGTAGTGCATTTGCAGGACGCTGAGACTCTGTTCCTCGAGGTAACTGTACACCGTTGGTACTGTCAATGATAAGTCTGTCGTCTGGGCTAATTTTAGTTGGCATGATTAAGATCTCCAGTAGTATTTACCGTTTGAGAGGACAAAAAAATACCGGGTATTTCTACCCGGTATTTGCATTGCTTTAAGGCAACTTGGATTAAGCAAAAACCAATCCAGCAACTGCAATCTTGTTCAGATAGTCAGCGGCGTTACCGAAGCTTGATGAAGTGTTGGTCAATTCCACATATCCGTAACGTGTCATGAAGCTGACAGTTGGTTCGAATGTGTTTGGATCAAGCACAACACCTGAGCTCATCAATGGAATGTATGGGCAATAGAAACTTGCGGCATCCATTTCATTTGGTCCTTTGTAACCAACCAATACTGGTGTAGTGTCAGTAGCATAGCTATCAACATAAACACGTACTGAGTTGTTCAAAGTACCAACAAACTTGGTGTTTGTAGGAGCTTCAAATGTACCTTCTGTGGTACGAGCAAAAGCAGAAGTAGTAGCAGACTGAAGAACTGTCAAAGCTGTTGGGCTTACAACAATCCAGTTACCTGCGCCACGACGTGTGCGCTGAGCGATCTGGTTGGCAGCACGGTTGATCATGATTGCCAATACAGCATGGCGATCACCAACGTAGTTAGGAGTACCAGTAAAGGCAGTACCTGTAGTTGGAGTCATGTCAAATGTGTCGCTTGTACCAGCCAATGAACGCAAGCTGCCTAGCAACTCTTGGTCAATTTCAGCTGTGATTTCTTGTGCCAAAGCAGCCATGATTTCTGCTTCAACGTCTAGACCGTGCATGCTCTGTGCATCCTGAGCAGCCTCAAAAGTCCAGCGAGCTTGTAGCTTGCGTGACTTGGCTTCAACAGTTTGCTTCAAGATCTGGATGTTTAGCTTCTTACCACCGTCGCCTTCGAGTGTGCTAGTAGCGGCTGCGGCAGGAGTGCTTGTTGACAAGTTACCTGAGTAAGCCTTAGCAATGTCGAATGGACCAAGTGCTTCGTCACCAGCAGTACGGCCAGCGGCTGATTCTGCATAGCGAACACGCATTGTGTGGATCTGGCCTACTGGACCAGTCATTGGTTGAACGCCAAGAATTTCGTTAGCGATCACTGTTGGCATAACACGACGGATTACTGGAAGAATAACCTTGTTCAACACAGCTACGTTGCCGGCTGTGGTTGAAGTGGCTGCACTTTCAGTCATATACTTACGTGTATTTTCTAATACGGTCTCCATAACTGTCTTACGGTTACCTGAGAGTCCTTCAACGAGAGCCTCTTTAGCGGCTGACCAGTTACGGGACTCGAAAAGTTTATCGGACATTGTAATTCTCCTGTTATTACTTTGCGATTCCGGCAAGTTTCTTAAGACTGATTATCGAACCATCATCAATGGCAGATTCAGAAGTCTTATCACCTGTGGCAGCACTAGTGTTCTGCTCTTGGCGACTTTCGATAAGCGGCTTTTTACCGGGACTGCGGCCACTCTCGTTTAGAACTGACGGAAGATATTTCTGGTATGACTCACGAAGCTTTTCAGTAGAAACTGTGCCTAGTAGGTCTTCCATGATACCACGCTTGTCTTTCGACAAAGGCGCCATCAACTCTTGCATAACGCGATCGCGCTTCAACGTATCTTCTGCGATACGAGCTTTGCGTTCAGCGTCAGCTATTGCTTGTTGCTTGCTCTCAACAATCTGTTCCTTTTCAGCAACAGTTCCTTCAAGAGCAATGATCTTGTCACTCAGCTTCTTGAGCTCAGTAGCATCTGCAAAGTGCGATGCCATAAACTCAGCGGCGTATGCTTCCATGATCTTACGACCGAAAGCATTCTTGCGAGCTTCGGTAATGTCTTGCTTCAATTGGCCTATTTCTGCACGGAGTGCTTCGCCAATAAAGGCATTGGCTTTTTCAGCAGCCTGAGAAACGAATTTCTGCTTGGCTTCCTTGATTGCCTGCTTGCCTTCTGAAATTAATTGAACTCTGGTGTCGATGAGCTTTTGCTCTTCTTCACGCAGTTCATTCAGTTCCTTGGTCAACTTGCGAAGTGTGAATTCTTCCAACTTCTTAATGCTGGTTTTATTCGTTTCGCGGTCTTCTCTCAGTTCGTTGATTTCCTTAGCCATTGTTTCGTTTACAAAGCGGTTTAGTAGCTCAGCATGCTCAGCTACTTTCTTTTTGTATTCGATACGAGCTTGTACCATTGCATCGCGATCTTGCTTGAGCTCGCCGAGCTCTTTCTGCAAGTTTTCGCTGATGAAAAGGTCCAATGCTTCGACCATGACCGATTTGTCATGCTCGTAACGCTGGGAGAATTCCTCACGGAGTTCTGCTAATGCTTCAGTCTTGTTTTCCTTGACTTTTGCATCCCAGGCTTCTGCTAGCTTGGATTTTACTTCCTCTGAGAGTACCTCGGATCCGAAAAGTTCTGTAAAGTTTGCCATCTCTTAGTCTCCTTATTTCAGGCTACTGATGAACTTTAGAACCTCTTCGTGGAGGAACTTCTGTGCACGTCTGTCATGATTCACTGCGCNGGCAACATCCATCAATGCCGCACGTCGCTTATGCATCATGGCCCTTTCATAGATTGCTGTGGGATAAGCATCTGGTGCACTGGGTTGTGCAACAATGTCTACTGTGACAATATCAAAGTCTTTGACGTTTCCGTCTTCATTGACATTACCACTGCCTCTGCTAGAAACTCCTAGCTTGACACCACTTTCCATCAGGGTCTTGATGATATTACCCATTGGAGTAGGTAATACCTTGAGCTTGCCGTAACCATTGGGACCGTCCATCCACATTGATTCGATCATGTGGCTTACACGGTCTATGTTTACGGTTAAATCTTCTGGGTGATCTGCCTCACCCAATACGCTGTAACCAGAGTCTAATCTCTGCTTGACGCTATCAACTGCTTTAGCAATCTCACTCACAGGATACACACGCTGGTTCTGGTTCTTCACGCCACCTTGTATAAAGATGCCGCTCATGATCAAAGACTTACCGCCAGTAGGATTGTCTTTTGCTTCAACAACCATACCAGCTTGATCAAATGTAANTGCTTCTACCAACGGTAACATGTGTATTATGCTCCGGAAATTGGGCTTTTAACATTAACACCTGAAGCCTGTGCTGTTACTGGCTTTGGTGCTGGTTTTACGTTTGGCTCAGTGGTTGAGTTTAGGCTCTTAGGAGCAGCAACTTTACCACCAGTTTCATTGCCTTGTCCAAACTTAACAGCGGCAGCGCCATTGTCTGATACTTTAGGACCCGAACTTACTGGGCTGGACTTGTTGTCAGCTTTGTCGCCATTGTCTGGTGTTGCAACCTTGGACATTTCAACTGCTTCGCCTAGTGATTCTTCAGGCATGTCAGCAGGCATGTCAGCAGGCATGTCAGCATTGGCTTCTTCGCTGTCGCCTTCACCATTTACTAACTTGTCAAATTCTGCTTTCAATGCTGAAATAGCATCTTCAACGTCCATCATAGCATCTTGAACGCTTGACTTATCATCAGCAGGTTCTTCAGCTGGGGCATCACCTTCAGGTGCTACTTCAGCGGCAGCGGCTTCTGGATCAATGTCTTCAGCTTCTTCTTCAGAAAACATTTCTTCATTTTCAATTTCAGCTTCGTCTGCAATAACTTCTTCTTCAAAATCAGCAACAGGATCGCCGCCAATTTCTTCTTCAATCTGCTCGTCAGATTGAATCATGCTTTCATATATGCCGCGACCCTTCTCTACGAAGTAACTGTGCAACAAATCGCCTGCGGCTTCTTGATCGTGATTGAGCAAGTGCTCCAGGACTTTTTCTAGTGTTTTATGTGACATTTCTAAGCTCTCCTTTGGCCAAAGACAGGTATGTCCGTGCTTTTATTTACGGACGCCATGTGTTATATAGTATCAAATGGTGAAAAAAGCGGAGTTTTTCTATTTGGTCTCAGCGATAAGTATCGCCTTCAACCGCCTGCTCTAGCGTAAATTTCCGCATAATGTTTGCGCTCTTCTGCTTGTTGTTGTTTTCTAAGCTCGCGCATGGACCTTAATTTGTTAAGGTGTTCCAGTGTTAACCGTGTTCTACGTGTGTCTTTTTTAGTCATAGGATTGTTATATCCTATTTCTAGACTTTGTGGATCCTGTTCTGCAGGTTCCTTAAATTCTCTTAATTTCATATTCCTGCGCCTCCAGGTGGTGGTTCTTCCCCGGGTGCGGCACCTGCTGCCGGGGCTGGTTCTATACCAGTTGGGTTTTCTTCTGCTGCGCCTAAATTGGCTTCAAGTTCTTTGGTTTCCAATGGCGTTAAATTAGGCTGTCTGATGCCAACACTAGCAAGATCTGTATTGGTAGTATCAGTATCGAGAGATGCACCAGCGGCACCGGCTGGATTTTCTTCCTTCCATAACCGCTCATTTTCTTTTATTTCGTC